GTAGTAGTATTCGTATTGGTGGAACTGGTACAGCAAATGCTCTTGACGATTATGAAGAAGGCGCATGGGTGCCGACTATAAAAAATGAGACTGACACTAATTTAAGTGTGGGGTATGTATCAGCATATACGCATGGTAGATATGTAAAACTTGGGCCTGTAGTGCAGTTCCAAATGACAGTTAATTTAAGTTCTGTAAGTGGTGGTAGTAGCAGTCAACATTTAATTTGTAATAATATGCCCTTTGCAGCTAAAACATATCAAACAAACTCTAATGGTGGATGTTTAGTTTGCTATACTTCAAACGTAGGAACAGATATGTATTTAGGTTTGATGCTTGGGGGTTCTGCTAATTTGAGATTTTATAGAGACCATTCTGGAAATACCTTTAAAACAAATGGATTAGCATCAAATACTTGGTTTCAAGCATTTGGTCAATACGAAACAGCATCATAAATAACTTTATACCTCTAGTGGATACTAGGGGCGGACAGAAGGAGAAAAATAATGGCGATTACAAAACGTACAGAACAAGATAAGATTGAAGTAGTCGGCGTGCATAAGCACATTCAGATTAGAACTGCTACTATCATTGAAGAAGACGGTGCAGAAATTTCAAGAAATTACTCACGCCACATTGTATCACCAGACTCAGATTCATCTGCTGAAAGTGCAGATGTAAAAGCGATGGTTGCACAGTTTCATACTGATGCAGTCAAAACTGCTTATGCAAAACATCTAAAGGACTTAGAGGACTCAGCGTCAGAGTAATAAATATCTGAATGTCAAATTATGAGCACTATCTTGGAAACCCACTACTAAAAAAATCTAATGTTCCAGTAAACTGGACAAAAGAGAATATTTTAGAATATCAAAAGTGTATGGAAAACCCCATATACTTTATTAAAAATTACATTAAAATTGTATCTCTTGATGAAGGACTTGTTCCTTTTGAAATGTATGACTTTCAAGAAGATATCGTAGATACAATTCATAATGATAGATTCACAATATGTAAGATGCCACGACAGTCTGGTAAATCCACGACTATGGTATCTTACATTCTTCACTACGTTCTTTTCAATGATAATATGAATGTTGCAATCCTTGCTAACAAGGCTGCAACTGCACGAGATATTCTTGGACGTTTGCAACTTGCATACGAGAACCTACCCAAGTGGTTACAACAAGGAGTTGTGTCTTGGAACAAGGGTTCAGTGGACTTAGAGAACGGTTCTCGTGTAGTTGCTTCATCAACATCTTCAAGTGCAGTTCGTGGTGGTTCTTACAACATGATATTCTTGGACGAATTTGCATTCGTTCCTACTAATGTTGCAGAGGACTTCTTTAGTTCTGTTTATCCTACAATTTCATCTGGTAAGTCTACAAAGGTTATTATCGTTTCTACACCAAACGGTATGAACTTGTTCTACAAACTTTGGGTAGACGCAGAGAATAAACGTAACTCATACAATATCATAGATGTTCATTGGAGTCAAGTGCCTGGCCGTGATGAGGTGTGGAGAACAGAAACAATTGCAAACACTTCAGAAGAACAGTTCAGAAGAGAGTTTGATTGTGAGTTTCTTGGTTCTTCTAATACACTCATTGCAGCTGCAAAGATTAAGACGATGGCATTTCATACTCCTACCAAGTCAAATGCTGGGTTGGATGTTTATGAAAATCCAAAAGAAAAACATACATATACATTAATTGCTGATGTGTCAAGAGGAACAAACAATGATTACTCTGCGTTTATTGTATTTGACGTATCAACTGTTCCCTATAAAATAGTTGCAAAATATCGTAACAATCAAATAAAACCTTTACTATTTCCTAACATAATCCATGAGGTTGCTACTGCATATAACCTTGCATATACTATGATAGAGGTAAATGATATAGGTGAACAAGTTGCTTCTGCTCTACAGTTTGACTTGGAGTATGAGAACCTTATTATGGCTTCAATGCGTGGTCGTGCAGGCCAAGTCGTTGGCGGTGGGTTCTCAGGAGGAAAAGCACAATTGGGGGTAAGAACAACTAAAGCAGTAAAAAAGATGGGTTGTTCAAATCTTAAACAAATTATTGAGACTGATAAACTAATTATACAAGATTATGAACTAATAAATGAATTTTCTACATTTATACTTAAAGGACAATCCTATGAGGCTGAGGAAGGACATTGTGATGACCTTGCAATGTGTTGTGTGTTATTCGGTTGGTTAGTTCAACAAACTTATTTTAAAGAATTGACAGACGATGACATTCGTGCTAGAATGTACTTAGAACAACAAAATCAACTAGAACAAGATATGGCTCCATTTGGATTTATTGTAGATGGAGTAAATGATTATGGTGAGGCTGTTGTTGATGAATACGGTCAAAGATGGAGTCCAGTAGTTCGCAGTCACGATTCGGATTGGTAGAAAACATCAAATACCTACATAATATCAATAATATCGTTTTCTAACTTTAAGAAACAGTTTGCACACACAACTTCGGATTCATTGATTAAACCTACAACTTCAGTTCTAGATTCTTCATTTAATCCTTTTCTTTTAGTAAGATTTCGTATTTTCCCTTCATAGGGATAAAATTGGAGACATGCGGTTTCAGATTCCCCACAGTAATTACAGACTTTATTAGAGAGATATTGGTTTACCCATATCTTTCTAGCTCTATAATTGCGTTGGGAAACCTTTTTTATGGTTTCTTTGTATTTCTGATAGTGCTCTGACATATAATTATTTATGTGCCGCAAAACCTATAAAAAATAAATGAAGAGAAGGTTTTTTATAAATATTCGTGTAAGTTTGGAAAACTTAATAATGATAAATCCATAAAGGAGAAAACAGGATGGCATTTCAAGTATCCCCTGGCGTATTAGTCAAGGAAGTTGATCTTACCAATGTTGTGCCTGCTGTTGCAACATCAATCGGAGCGCTCGCTGGACACTTTACACAAGGCCCAGTAGATGAAGTCGTTTCAATTGGTTCGGAGCAAGAGCTGGTAAGTATTTTTGGTAAACCAACTTCTGACAACTATGAAACATGGTTTTCAAGCGCCAACTTCTTGCAATACAGTAATGCTTTGCGTGTAGTTCGTGCTAACATGGCAGGATCTAAAAACGCAACAGCAAACGGTGCTGGATTGCAAATTAATAACGATGATGTTTACGATGCAAATTATGCTGGTGGGCAAGCTTCTGTAGGAAACTGGGGAGCTAAATTCCCAGGCACTTACGGTAATGCTCTAGGAACATCAATATGTGCAAACTCAACAGGGTTTGAACAAAACTTTACTGGTTCTGCTGGTACACTAGGTGTAACAACAGGTACACCAGCTGCTGGTGCAACAACTGTCGGTGTTGATAATGGTGGTGGTTCTGCTGGTGACGGTGGTGCTGCATTCAACGTAGGTGACATTGTTTACTTCCAAGAAGCAGACGGACAACAGTATGAAGTTACTGCAATTTCAACTGACAACTTAACAATTAGACAACTAGACAATCCTAGTGGTGGTGGACTTAAAACTGCCTTGACTGCGGCAACTAATGTTCGCAGACGCTGGAGATTCTATGACTTGTTTGATGCTGCGCCAGGCACATCAACTTATGCTGCTGACAGAGGACTTGTTTCAGATGAGATGCATGTCGTAGTATTTGATAAAACTGGTGGTATCAGTGGTTTCGATAACGACCTTGCTGGACAAAGAGGAAATTCAGTACTTGAAACTTTCCCATTTGTATCTCAGGCAGGAAATGCAAGAACACCACAAGGTAACAGCAACTTCTATGCAAACGTAGTCAACTTAGGTTCAGAATTTGTACGTTGGTTGGATCATCATTCAACACTATCTGCTGCTGGATCAAATCCAGCTTCTGGTACTACATTCGCATCAACAGCTGGTAAAGCTGGTATCATTAATGATGCTCTTGGTGGTGGTGCAGACGGTACTGCAAATCCACTTGCGCCTACTGTAGGTGAACTGGATGTTGCATACGAAAAATTTAGTGATGCAGACACAGTAGATGTTAACTTAATTATCGGTGGACAATCTCCTGCTGGTACTGGTGGTGTAACACATGCAACTAGTCTAATCGACCTCGCAGAGAAAAGAAAAGATTGTGTTGCATTTATTTCACCAAGATCAGCTGATGTTGTAGGTGTCACAACAGGTGCCGCACAAACATCAAACGTCAAAGGTTTCTTTGACCTTCTTGCAAGTTCTTCATATGCAGTATTCGATAGTGGATACAAGTATATGTACGACAAGTATAGTGATGTGTATCGTTACGTTCCATTGAACGGTGATACTGCTGGACTATGTGCAAATGCAGACACTGTTGCTGACCCTTGGTTCTCACCAGCTGGTTACAACAGAGGACAAATTCGTGGTTCAGTAAAACTTGCATACAACCCAACAAAAGCAGAAAGAGATATACTTTATCCTGCTCGTGTAAACCCTGTTTGCACATTCCCAGGCCAAGGTACTGTTCTCTTCGGTGATAAAACTGCATTGTCTAGACCAAGTGCATTCGATAGGATTAACGTCCGTAGATTGTTCCTTGTTCTTGAAAAGGCAATTGCAACTGCTGCTAAGTTTCAACTCTTTGAAATTAACGATGCGTTTACTCAAGCACAATTCAAAAATCTTGTTGAACCATTCCTAAGAGATGTACAAGGTAGAAGAGGTATTACCGACTTCAAGGTTGTTGCAGA